GAACTGCGGTTCGGTTACACGAACTGGCAGGGCCGCAATTCAGAGCGCCGCGTTAGGCCGATCAGCGTCCGCTATGGGCAGAGCAAGTGGCACCCGCGCGACGGTTGGCTGATGCTGGCCCTCGACCTCGACAAGAACGAGGAACGTGAATTTTCGATGCGCGACATGGTTATGGTCGAGCGGTCGGACCCGATCAGCCTCAATGGTGCTGCCCAACGACAGCCAGAGCCCGCGATGTGGGTTTGCCTCGTGACCCCGAAGGGCGAGCATGAGGAACCTCATATCCGCGCCTGGACAACAAGCGCCGAGCGAGCAAAGCGTTTTGCCCAGCTTGAGGGGCTGGAAATGCGCCCGCTCTATGCATCCCCGGTGCCATCGACAGACAAGGAGCCCGACCATGGATGAGTTCATCGCCGTTGTCGCCGCGGTCGTCACCGTCGCGAGCCTCGTCCTGATCTACGCCGCGTTGATCTCCAGCGTGCGGGGGCCGTCGTGACCTATCCGCACTACGCGATCTGGAAGGACTACCGCACCGGCGACTACGAAGTGGTGCGCTGGGACAGCGACACCAAGCCGGTGGTGCTGCAGACCAACATCAAGACCCGCGCCAAGGCCAGCGAGGCGCTGAAGATCTGGCAACAAAGGGAGGCCGAGCGTGACACCAATAAACCGGACCATGCGTGACCTGCAGGAGCATTTCGCTGACCAGCTACGCGCGCTGCTGCAGGACAGCGCCGATACCATGCATCGCGGCGGCATCGAAGATGAGGACACCGCCCTGCTGTTGATGACGGCCCTGTACCGCGAACTATGCGGCGCGGCGTGGTCGCTGAAGCTGCCGGAGGAAATATTCCTTAGCGCCTGCAGTCAGGCCTACCGGGAGTACCTGCCGCAGTACCGCAGGCTGGCAAAGGAACGCGAGACAAGAAAACGCCCGGCAAGGGGGGCCTGAGCCGGGCGTTCTACCACTCCACACACAACGGGGGCTTTATAGCCCCGGAAAAGCGAGACGACAATGACGGAACGCAGGAAGGTCGCCGGGATCTACGACAAACGATCGGCCAAGTTCGGCTTCCACGAGTGGAACTTGGACAGCGTCAACGACGCCATGAACCTGAGCATCGAGGAGGCGATGAAGATCGCCACCACCGAGTACACACCCCACGCGTGGTTCGTGTACGACTTCTGGCCTGACGGCGACGGCATCCGCCGCAAGATCAAGATGCCGAAAGATCCCTCCACCATCTTCGTCGAGCTGCCGCTCGGCCCCAACGAGGACGACAGCCCGCGCTGGTCGTTCACCATTACCGAGCTGGTGGAAAACAGCATCTGGACTGTCGAGCAGGGCGAGGGCGGCCCGATCGGCGTGGAGGACGCCGAGGGGCTGGCCGCGATCCGCGACAGACTGCGCCAGCTCGCCGACACGCTCGACGCCGCGCTGGCGCGGCCGGACCCCGACGCGCCGAGGAGGTACGCGTGAGGCCGATCATCATGCTGGCGAACGCGCCGTTAGACATCATCGGCCCGCTGCCGTTGTGGCTGCAGGAGGCCGACCCCCGCCCGGCGCGCGAGCAGCTCGACGAGGCCTACGCCCACGGCGGCGGCTGGCAGCCGTTCAAAGGCTTCAAGCTGCTGCGCAACCACCGCATCAAGTATCCCGGCGACCCGGCAATGGCGCCGCTCGCCATGATGAAGTTCCGCGACGAGATGATCGTCTGGTACCCGCACGCGTGGGTGATGATCCTGCAGAAGGACGGCAGCCACGAGATCTGCCGGATGGACTGATGAGCCTGTCGCACTGGGGGATCTTCCCCGGCGTTCTCTGGCACCGCCAGTTCGGATGGATCACCATCACGCACTGGCGGCCGCTGTCGTTCGAGTTCTGGGTGGCATCCAACCTGTCAGTGCAGGCCGGCGACGCGCCCGAGCCCGCCGATCAGCTCACTGGCGATCCATAGCGCGATCGCCAGTGGCAGCATCGACCAGGCGCCGACGGCCGGGATCCTGGTCGCGATGCAGGCGATGACGAACGCGAACACGAGCAGGATCAGACCTAGGTTCTGCATGACTACCTCCTCACCTCACAACGCGCGATCTGCACCAGCGTGCGCGCCGCCTGCTTGCAGGCCATCTGCGCCGTGATCGCATCGACATCGGCGCGGCTATAGTAACCCGAAAGGAACGCGCCCTCCTCGCGGTCGGTGATGCAGCCGCCCAACAGCAGCGGCGCAATCAGAATAAGCCTCCACATCATTTGCCCTCCAGCAGTTGTCGCACCGCATCGCAACTCTCCACCGCCGAGACGAACTTGCCGTCGGCGAGGCCAACCCGGCAGCGCACGCTCTTGGTCAACAATCTGTTGCCCTGCTCCGTCGGCGCATGCAGTGAGGTGACCATCTCCTGGTTGATCGTCACCTCGCGCCCGTCGACCGAGTGCAGCACGATCAGGACCAGCGCCAGATCGATCACTTGGCTTCCAGCGCGGCGACCTTGGCACGCAGTTCGGCAATGATCACCATCGCCTCTTTCAGTCCCTGCAGCGCAGCAACACCTGCGCGATCGTAGGAGACGCCCCACACGATGCCGCCCTTGGCGACGTCCTGCTGGGTGATCTCCATGTCGTCAGGTCCGCTGCCGGGGATCACCAGATGCGGGAATACTTCATTGAACTCCTGCGCCTTGACGAACAGTTCAAGATGATCGCCCACCTCGTTCTCGTACAGTTGCACCTTGTCGATCTTGTCGAGCACCGACAGCGGGCGCGCGGTTTTCTTGTACGGCAGCCGCGCGTCGGAGATGGTAGACCATGCGTTGCCACCGTGGACGATGTACATACCGGCGGTGCCAGCACCGTTGCTGTAGACGTTGATGCTGCTGGAGTTGTCGTTGATGAAGGACTGTACTGCGGTGCTTATGCCGAAGCTCACCTGAGGCAGACCGCTTGTTACTGGATTGAGGGTCAGGCCACCGTCCTGCACCTTGAAGTTCGATCCGACGATATCCAGCCGCGTGTTGAGGCTGGCAGGATCATTGACGGCTCCGATGACGGTGACGCCGCTACCGCCGTCCTGCACGACAAAGTTCACATTGGTGTTGGCATGCACATGAAACTTGGCGGCGGGCGATGGCGTGGGGGTTCCGACGCCGACAGCGCCACCGGCCTCGCACAGCGTGATGTTGCGCCACGCCACGCCGTTGTCCAGACAGGAAAGCGACAAGCGCCGATTGGTCGCTGTCGGATCGGTGATCGCCTGAATGACGGCGTCGAAGCGGTTGGTGGCGTCGTTCGACTGAAACGCGATCGCGCCAGCGCCAGCCGTACTTTTGGCCGCCATGCCAACCGTTACCCCGTTGGTGGGAGCCACGTTGGCGTGGGTGTTGATGATGTGGTTGAGGCTGTAGATATTGCCGCCAACCAAATTGAAGTTGGTGCCGTCGTAGCTCAGCGACTTGGTGCCGCTGTTGCCGAAGTAGTAGGTGCCGGTGGTGCCGCCGTTGCCTGCCGTGACGGTGTTAGCAAACACGATGTTGCCATTGGCGCGACTGATCGAGATCGGCAAATCGAGCTGAGCACCCGCATCGCTGTAGCGACGAAGGTAGAAGTTGCTGCCTGCGTTGCCGCCGCTCTCTGGCGCCGCATCGCCAAAGTCCATCGACCACCGGGGTTGGCCGCTGCTGTAGCTGATGATGCCATTCGACGCAGTGGTGCTCTTGAACAGCGTAAGAACAGAGCCGCCGCCAGTGGTCTGGATGTTCAGATTGCCCGTCATGGTGTCGCCCGCCACATTGACGTAGCGCGCGTCGGTGTCGGTCAGCGATCCCGGTCCCTGCAGCCACGTTCCGCTCCAGACGCCCGCGGCCTTCTGCTGCACATACAGGATGCCCGTCGTCTGGTCGCGCGCCTCGATGGTGGCATAACTATCGTCGGCGTTGCCGTAGTAGATGCCCGCAAAGCGGTTGGTGGGGTTCGGCGCGCCGGTCGCGCCTGCGGCAGAGTAGAACGAGCCGTTGACCCAAGGCGCGCTGCTGTAGTTGGTGATGATCTGCTTGGCGATCTCGCCGCCAAGGTTCTGCATCGCCTGCAGCGCGTTGTTCGCCCCCGTGCCACCGGCCACGATGGGGCGCGGCGTGTTCTGATCCGCCGTGATATCCGCCACGAAGGTGTTGTAGCGCGCGCTCTCGATCGTGTAGTTGGCCACCCCCTGCGTGCCGGGAGGCGGGGCGTATTGCTGCAGTCCGTCGCGCGGCATCGTGAACTCCTATTTCCAGTCGGTGGTGTCGATCGACAGCCGCTTCGGCTGCCGCAGAACGGACGGCGCCATCAGCGCGAGCGCGAGGTCGTCGCGCGTCACCGCCGGTCGCCCCGGCACCCGCGCGGTCGGCGGCGGGCGGATGCCCATGCTCTCCGCCAGCGGCGAGCGCGCCGCGATCTCGTCGGCGGCGCGCTGAAAGGACCGGCGGGTGCCCCAGTCGGCCGCTTTCTTGGCGGCGTATTCGCTGGCCGGGACCAAAAGCCCGATCGTCGCACTGACGGAGTGGGGGGCGCCCGCCAGGAAAGAGGCGCCACCGAGGCCGCCGCCCTGTGCGATCAACCCGGTAAGCGACCGCGGCGCGTTGGCCCCGTAGCGGGCCAGCCAGCTCGCTGTAGCGGTGTTCTCCAGCAGCTGCTTCTCGTAGTCGTTGAAGCCGTAGAGCGGCCCACGGCCCTCGGCCGAGGCGTTCAGGGCTTTGGCGGCGCGATCTCTGAGGGCCTGGACTTCGGCTCCAGCACTGGCGTTGGCCTTGGCGGCGAACTTCGTGCCAAGCTCGTCTCGAGTTCCTGTAAGAAATCCGAGCCGATGCGCGGCGGCTGTATCGCCGCGAGCGTTGGCGAGAACAGGCCCCACGAGCGAAGCGTCGTTAAGATTGGTCGGGTGAATGGCACTCGCTGGAGGATTGTGAAAAAACCGATCAATGCCTTCGATGGCGACGTTGGCGGCCTCGCCCTCGCGGTGGCCCGGTAGCTGCCCGGCAGTGGCGCGGGTCCGATTGAGGGCTTGGCGAACGTCCTCGATGTCGCGCGGGACGATGTAGTCCTTGGTGGTGCCGTAGGGGACGTTGGCTTCGGGATCGATATGGCGGAGCTGGTCGACGTTGCTATAGGCTTGCCCGGCATTGGCTTCGCTAACTCCCTTAGGTTTGAACGCGCCACGCTCGATGGCGGCGGCCATGTTCGGTCCGGTTTCCGGCGCGTACCGCACGTCGAGATTGTCGAGCGTGTTGTACCAGTTCTTGCCGGAGGCCTCCAGCACGTCGTCGGTGAGGTTCCTGATCGGCCGCCCCAAGGTGAGCACCGAGGCCATCCGGGGCACCGCCCTGACGCCTGCGGCGATCGCCCTTCCTACCGCCGAGCCGACACCGCCGACCACCGCAGATCCAAGACCCTCGGCGACCGCGCGGCCGAGCCCGGCGTCCTCCGGCAGCTCGGCGACGCCAACCGCCTTGCGCGCGATCGGCGCGATATATGGGATCTTGTCGTAGGTCGGGTTCGCCTCCTGAGGCATAAGCCCCGCGGCCTTAAGTCCGTAGTCGATGCCGTAGTTCAGTCCGCGCGCCAGCATGTTCGCCGTGTCAGGAAGCCCGAACAGCGCGTCGGTGGCCATCCGGCCAGCCGTATTGAATACGCTATAGGGTTTGTCCTCCGCCTTCAGCACCGTGCTGGGATCGGGACCGATCGGATCAGGTAGTGTGTCGTAGGGATTGGAGACCGGCGCCGCAGGCCGCGCCGCGGGCGCTTCGCTGTAGTCGCCGTCCTCGTAGGGGTTCTTACTGGCCATAGCTCAACCCCTGCAGGATCGACTTGGCGTGGCCCTTGCCGAACTTCTTGTCGAACAGATCCGCAGTCTCCGGGTGCGCCTTCAGGTAGCTGACAGCATCATCACCGTACTGCATCGGCACCAGATACTGCCTGCGCAACGGCTGGTCCTTTTCCGCGTCGTTGGCCACGCCGAGCAGCCGGTCGTTGTGGCGATTGATCGAGCGGATGGTGGTGTCCTCGGCGATCCCGAGCAGGCGGCGAATGCTCTCCGGCTCCATGCTGATTTTGCCGCTGTAGGCTTTCTCGACGAAGTCACGATCGGCGTCCGAAATGTTCTGGCTACCGACGGTGGACTTGATCATGCCGCCCGCGATCGCCTTCATGCGCGACGCCAGCATCTCGGTCGCGACTTCCGGCGCGTAGTTGCCGGGGACACCGAGGGCGCGCAACATCTTGCCCGCGTCGAGTTTAACCTCTGCACCAGCGCCGGTGTAGGACTGCGCCAGCGCCTGCTTGGCCTGCCGCAGCGTCGGCAGCGTGTTCGACAGCTGCTGGGTGGCGTCGTAGGACTTGCTCATGTCCTCGACGAACCGCTGGTACGGCACCAGGCCGCCGAACCTGTTGGCGATATCCGCCTCCTTCGCCTTGGCCTGCGCCTCCCCGATGTTGATGGGGTTGGAGCGGTTCTGCCACGTCTGATAGCGCAGCTTGTACTGCTCCATGGCGTCGGCGTCCTGCTTGTCGCGGATCTGCTTGCCCATCTCCATCAGCGCCTTGCCGCGCTCGGCCATGTCGCGATCGCCAGACCTAAGTCCACGCTGCTGCAGGTCGGCGCCCTGCAGTTCCAGATTGTTGTGCGGCGCGTTCGGCGGCTGCTTCGGCTCGTCCAGCGTCGACGGCATGTTCACCACCGGCGGCGACACCACCGCCGGCGCGCTCGGGCGCGGCGACGCCGTGCCCGCCTGTGCGTACCTTGCGAAGTCCGGCACGATCGGCCGGTTCTCAACCGAACGATCGGGGGAACCAAGGAGCGCCGGGTCGGGTACCAAGGTTGAAGGCATACTGGCGGGGGCCTGGCCCCCGAGCAAAGGGTTTGGTTGCGGCCCTCCCTGCCGCTGCGCCATGACCTGCTGCGCCAGTGCGTTGCGCACATCCGGCTGTGCCGCGGGCTGGATGCCGACCGGCGGCGCGTCCGACACCGTGCCGGTGTCGGCCTGCGCCAGCTGCGTATAGCCGCCGGTTTGCGGCGCGACGCTGGCGTCCTGCACCGGCGGCGGCTGCGCGGCGGCTACGTCCGGCGCGCCCTGTAGCGAGGCTATCGTCGAGGCGGGGATCGTGGCCGCCGTCGCCGCGGGATTGACGTCAGGGAACACGCTGGCATCGGCCTCCGACGTCTGTTGCCGCGGTGGCGGCGTCGTCGGCCGGTCCTGCTGGCGCAGCAGCTCGGACGCCTTCGGCTCCGGGTTGTCCCTGACATACTTGTCATAAGCCGCCAGCTGCGTGTTGAGTGCGTTCATCTGCCCGCGCTCGCCGATCGCGTCGCCGACCGCGGTCAGGCCCTCGCCGATCGTCTTGGGGTATCCTTTCCTGTCGCGCGCCATCGCGGCCAGCGCGATCTGGCGCCGCAGGTCCAGCGCCCGGTAGCTGCTGGGGTCGCCGACTGTCGGCGCGTCGAAGAAACCAAAAGCCATCACACGCCTCCCTGCTGTATCGCCGCCAGCCGCCGCTGCTGCTCGGCCGCCTCATACTGCTGCTGCAATGCCGCCTGCTGCTCCTGGGCAGCCTGCTGGGCGGCCTGGGCCTGCGGGTCGACCATCGGCGCCGCCATCGCGGCGCGCTGTTGCTGCGCCTGCCGCTGCGCCATCAGCTGCATCGCCAGCTGCTTGCGCAGCGCGGCCTGCTGGTAGCCTAAAGCTGCGATCTCTTTCGGCACGTTGACCATCTCCTCACGCTGCCCTCAGTATGGATCCCATGACCTGCCGCGGCTTGATGTATTTGACGCCCTCGCGCTCCTCGACCGCACGCGGCTCGATGCGCTCGACGTCCTGCGCCATCGGGCCGATGTGGCGCACGCTGTCGGGATCGTCCTTGTAGCTGTACTGGTAGATCGGCAGCTTCTTGCGCACGCCATCGGTGTTCGCCGCAAACACCGTCGCAATCCTATCAATGTCGTCCTTCTCGCGGCGATCGGAGCGGATCAGGCCGGCGGCCCCGCCGAGCGCGCCGCCGATGATGTTGCCCATCATCTGATTGTTGGAGTTGTAGATCCCCATCTGGTTCTGGAAACCCTGCTGGGTAATTCCCGCATAGTCGGTGGTCGGGATCTGCGTCGACGGCGCGTTGACAAAATTGGGCTGGCTGACTTGTGAGCCGGACATCAATGCCGAGATCTCGTTCAGCGGCTGGTTGCGCCCGGCATACTGCTCCTGCAGCCACTGGTTTCTGGCGGCTTCGGCGGCATTGAAGCCAGCCTGGGCCTGACCTGTTTGCTGGGCGAGGCCGGCATTGGCGAACGCCGCCTCGGCGGCGTTCTGCTGGAATAGCTGGTTCTGCGCCGAATTGTAGAACGTGCCGCTTCCGAGCGCCTGCTGGTAGCCCTGCTCCTGCGCGGCGTTCTGGAACGCAGCGCGCTGCGCCGCCATCGCGTCGAGCCGCTGCTGCTCCTGGCCGCCCTGCGCGATCGCGCCATACCTCGCATCGTTCGCCTGCTGCTGATAGGTCCGCATCGCGTCGTTGTAGGCCTGCGAGCCATAGCGGATGCCCTGATCGGCCAGCTGCTGCTGGACGCGGCTCTCCTCCTGCTGCAGCTGCGGGTTCATGCGCGCCATTAGCGCGTCCTCAACGCGCTGCCTGTCGGCGCTGTAGTTGTCGGCCGGGCCGTAATCCTGCGTGATCTGACCCTGTTGGCCGAGCGAGGACTGCAGCGGGTTGCCGGGGTCGAAGCTGGTCAGCGCCTTCGGGATATTGGTGATCGTGCTGCTGTCGCCCGCGGTCGGGCCGTAGCCTGTGGTTTGCAGCGGGTTGCCCAGCATGGTGCCGATGCGGGCAGATTGATCCTGCCCGATATTGGCGAGCTGCTGCTTGGTGATGTCCTGCGTCTGCTTGAGCTGCAGCCCCGCCGGCGACAACTGCTGCGTCGCCGTGAACGTCGGGATGTTGTAGGTCTGTCCCGACGTCGGGTCGGTCCAGCCGTAGTTTCCTGACGGTGAGTAGGTCAGCGAACCGTCCGGCGTCTGCTGGTTGACGTTGCCGAGATAGGCGTTGGCAACCGCGGTCGACACGTTCGTTCCCGTTTGCGCCCGCGCGGTGGCCTGCGGGTCAGGAGGTGTCGGCGCGCTGTTTCCACAACATGAACCCATGGTCGTCCGTCCTATGCTGCCTTGGCGTCACGCAGGTGATGCCCGTAGCGTTTGCAGAACTTGGCGTCGAGCCAGTCCTCGTAGGTGAGAAGCGCGAGCACGCCGTCCTCGTGGCGGCCGCCGGCGCGCGGGATCCGGATCAGCTGGAAGTTCATCGCCGCCAGCATTCGCTGCACGTGCTCGCTGCGCGACGACGTCTTGGTGATCAACATCTGGCAGCCGCAGTCGAGGAACGGGTACTGGAACATCACCGCCAGGGTTTCAGGCGTCAGCCAACGCTGCTTCGGCAGCGCGTCGATGCTGACTTCGATGGTTTCCGCCTCCGGGTGCCAGTTGAAATAGACCAGCCCGGCGATCAGCTCGTTGTCCTCATTGGCAATGCCGATCGCCTTCAAGTTCTTGTCGGCAAAGCCGGTCTGCCATTCGGTAAAGCCGGAGGCGAGCTTCGATCTGGCCACGAAGTCCGCGACCAGGGCGTCCTGCCCGTAGATGTATTTCAGCGCCATGGCTCAGTATCCCTGCTGCGGCGGCCCCCGCGGCGCGATCGGCAGCGTAGGCGGCGCCACGCCCGGCAGCGGCGTGCCGGGGCCGGGCATGCCCGGCGGCGAGAACGGCGGCGGCATCGGCGTGCCCTGCTGCGGGATCGGCGGCGGCGTGTTCTGCGGCATCTGCGGCGGCATCTGCGACTGCAGCGGCAGCGTCGGCGCCACCTGCGACGGCGACTGCATCGGCGATTGCGGCGGCGGCTGCGCGATGTTCATCAGCGCGGCGGCGATGCCGTCACGGCCGGGATTGGGGGTCGGGTAGGGCATGTCAGCCTCCTGATCGATCGGCGGCGTCCGCGGCCATCACCCGGACGAGGTTCATTTCCTGCGGCGTCATCGTCTTGGGGAACGGGCTCGGCTCGGCGCGGAACAGATCTGACAAGCCAAACGGACTGACGTCGCCCATCACCAGCTGACAGCGGTGCATGCCGCGATAATAGCGGCAGATGCCGCAGTGCTCGATCGGGTTGCCGCGACCGTAATTGGCCTCCGCCATGGTCTGTCTGTTCGCTACCATCCGATGCCTCCACCGCCGACGCCGTCGCCCGGCCCCGGCCCGTTCGCGTCACCTGCCGTGCCGGCCACACCTGCGTCGGAGGCTGTGCCGCCAAATGTTCCCCCGACGTTGGCGTTGGCGTTGGCGCTGTCGCCCACGTTGCCGCCGAGGCCGGTGGTGCCGCCAAGGCCGCTGATGCCGGTGGCTCCCGCGCCGAAGCCGTCACTGGTGCCTGAACCCGGCGCGCCGACGCTGGCGCTGCCGCTGCCGCCCTCCGGGCCGGCCGCAATGCCGCCGGTGCCGCCCGCCTCGGCGCCGGCGCCGAGGCCGCCAAAGCCGACGCCGCCACCGAAGGCGCCGCTACCGAGACCGCCCTCACCGGGCGCGGCGCCGCCTACCCCGGCGCCCTCGGGGGCCTCGCCGACCTCGCCAATGCCCGGCGCGCCCAGCGCCTCCGCCACGGCGGCATCCACGGCCGACTGCTGGGCCTGCGGGCTGTTCGCCGCGATCGCGGCCTCCGCCTTGTCCATGGCCATGCTGAACGACGGCACGCCGATGCTGGTCATGGCGTCCATCGCGAGCTGGGCCTGCTGCTGCGCGGCCTGCTCGGCCATCACGGCCTCCGGCGTCGCGGGCGGCGCAATCGCCGGCGGCGTTACCGACAGGTTGGCCTGTGGCGGCGCGAATGTCGGGTTATTGGTGTCGTTGACTTGCGCCAGCTGGGCGTCCGTCAGGCCGGCCGTGGAGCCCTTGCCGGGTGCCGCCGGCGCGTTCGGCGCGGCCGGCGCCGCCGGCGCCGCCGGCGCGGCGATGCCGACCTGACCGGGCGCCAGTCCGGTGATGCCGGGCGCGGCGGAGCCGGGCGCCCCGATCGTTCCTGTGGCGGTGCCGCCGGTGGGGCCCGGCGTGCCAAATCCGAGCGTGCCGGGAACGCCCTGCGGCGCAGACACGGCGTTATCTTGCCCCAGCCCGATCGTGCCGACATTGGGCCCAAGCGAAACGGTTGCGCTGCCAAATCCGGGCGGGCCCGGTGCCGGCGCACCCTCGTCGCCGACAGTTGCCGCAGGCGTTCCCGGCGGGCCAAGAGACGGCGCTTGCGATGCCGGCGCCGCTGCCGGCGCTGCGGTCGCGGCTTGCGATACCGCGGCGTCAGCCAGCGCGTTGATGTCGTCCTGCGTGTTCTGCTGATTGGCGATCGCCTCGGCCAGCTGGTTGCCGAGCGGGCTGTTCATCGCCTGTGCCGCGTCGTAGCCGGTCATCTGCCCGGGCGGCGCGGCCTGTGGCGCGGCCTGCGGCGCACCTTGCGGGGCGCCCTGCGGGGCGCCCTGTGGCGTGCCCTGTGGCGTGCCCTGTGGCGTGCCCTGTGGCGGGCCTTCCGGCGCGGCCTCCTGTGGCGCGGCCTCCTGTGGCGCGGCCTCCTGTGGCGCGGCCTCCTGCGGGGCGGTAATCCCGAGACCGGGATCATTGTCGCCGAACTCGCCGCCGACGCCGCTGCTCTGCCGCGGCTGCTGCTGCGCCAGCTGGTCGGCCAGCGCATTACGCAGCGAGCAGGCCTCGTAGGACAGGCCGGAGGCCAGACACTTCTCCAGCGCGCTCTGGGCGACCGGTGTCGCCGGCGCCGCGGGCGCCGCGGGGATCGTCGGGTTATGGCTGACCGGGCCGCCGTAGGACGGCGCAAACAGCCCGCCCATCGGGGGCGGGATATCGCGGCCGCGGTTCGAGCCGGTGCCGTAGGGGCCGACGTCAGGCCGCGAGACGCCGCTATAGGTCGGGGCGCCCGCCAGCAATGCTGCGAACTCCTCCGGCGTGAGTGACCGGCCTTTGCGCAACGGGGGAAGTGCCAGATCCGCCATGCTCTCACCTCATCATACGTTGACGCCCGCGCCGTCGTAGGTCGCCGCGATCGAGATCAGTTCAATGTCGGGCGCTGCCTGCTGCGCGATCGTGACCTGGCAGATCGGCGCGTGGCTGAAACCAGTAAAGCCAATCGACACCCACATCGTGTTGCGCACCGTCGGCGTCGCCGGCGCCGGCTGGTCCCACTGCGCGTAGGCGGCAATATCCGGCGCGCTTGGCGCGCCCTGCCCTGGCAGCGGGTTGCCTGATGTCCAAGGAGGGGTCCAGCCTGGGGTGGGGCCCCACAGCCCCTGGTCCCAAACATCCAGCGGACCGGGATCCGGCGCCGCCGACGGCGCCGGCGGGATGGTGATCACATAATCCACCGTCGCCGACAGCTGCGGCTGGAACGGCTCGCCGGCGCGCGCCGCGAAGCTGGCCCGCGCCTGCCGCCACACGATCGTCGCGGACTGCGAGGAGAACATCTCCCAACCGCCGACCATGGTGCAGGTATAGGGTACGCCGTTGTCGGTGCCTGTAATATCCGCCTGCACGATGCGGCCATCCTGCGTGCCGAAATACAACGCGGCGCGCAGCCGGCCGAAGCACATCGCGTCCCAGCCGGTGAAGCGCGCCCAGGCGCCGGTCGCGATGTTGACGGCGCCCATGGTGTAGGCGCCGGGCAGGCCGCCGGGCCACGTCACGAACAGGCCGCCATACTCGTCCCATTTTGCCATGGTCCAGGGTAAGGCCCGCTTCGCGTTCACTTCCTGCCGCCACATCGGCTTGATGGCGCGCGTGATCGCGGCCAACTCGAGCTGGCTGGTGTCCTTGGCGATCGAGGCCGAGATCGGGATGATGCCATCCACCGTCGCGATCAAAACATCACCGCCGATCGGCGTGTGGCAGTTCATGCCGAGCGGTGTCGAGGTCGCGTATCTTCCTTCCTGCCGCCAGTTGGTCGCGGTCGTGGGATCGCTGCCGGTGAAGATCAGAAGCTCGCCCTGGTCGGTCATGAAAACACACTTGTCATCGATGCCGTCGCCGGCGTCGATGCTCCATGTGAACCCACAGAGCAGCTTGCCGCCTTTCGTTGCCGCGCCGGCGAGCGGGATCATGATCAGCTGGCCCTGAAAGGAATTGACCGGCAAACACCACGCATTCATCGTGCCGCCTTCGATGAAGAAGTAGCGGCCGCGGTACTTCCACACATAGGTCAGGTTGTGCCCGTTGATGCAGCTCGGCGGCGGTGTCAGCGCCGGGTCGGTGTGGATCTGGTTTGAGTTGAATGTCGTCCACGTCGTGCCGTCGAAATGCAGCACGTAGTCGCCACCCTCGTTGCAGACCAGCATGTGGTCGCCGCTCTGGTTCGCCAGCTGACTGGCGACGTAATTGCCGGAGGTCTGGCCGCTCTTGACCAAGACAGGCGTCGCGCTGGTGACGTTGTACAGCTTGGTGGCGTTGCCGGCGAACATGAACTGGTTGTTGATGCCGCTGATGTACTGAAACATCGAGACGACCGGCGTGGTTTCCGGCAGCGACGCCCATGTCTTGCAGCCGCCGCGGATCGCAAGCCCTTTCAGTGTGGGCTTCCAGTTGTCGAGCACCAGCGCAGCACCGGGCTGCATGAAACTCTCGTTCTCGCTCAGCACCAGCCCGCGCGTTGGCGCCGGCAGCGTCACGGTCTGCAGCTGCTGCGCCACCTGCGGCGGAACGGCCGCGCGGCGAAAGTCTCTGTAGGTTGCCTGGTTCATGGCGTCGGTGCCGGGAATGGGTAGGAGGTGCGGGCATTGGCCGAGATCGGGCGCCGGCCAACGATGATCGGTGCCGGCTGGTCGTGGCCCATCGCCATCGCCAGGGCGTCGCTATAGGTGCCCATATCCTCGGCGTAACTAGTGCCCTTGTTGGCTTTCCACTGCCACACCATCCCCAATTTCAGGAGACGTTCATCGAGCCGGAAGCTGTCGGCGTCGTCGAGGAAGCGATCGCCGTTGCCGCCGCTGTTGAGCGCAACGCAGTTCT